GTCCGCAGGAACTGATCGACTACCTGAAGAAGCAGTTCCAGCCGGTTGTCAATACGTTGAACCATGAGCTGCGGTACCTCGACTACCGCAGCGGCCAAATATCCGTGGTCGAGCACCTTGAGATGCTGAAGCGGAGGGAGATCAATGGCTAGTCTATCAGCTCCGGCCACGACCGAACAGATGATTCAGGAGCAGCTCAAGGAACGTGATCGAATGATGACTCAGTCGATCCAGGCACTGGCCATGGATCGGCTGCGTTCGTCCGTCCGCAGCCTGAGCCGTGAGACCGGCTTTCAGAGCAGGCCCGTTGTCGGGTCGTTTGCATATGCTCCATTGTACATCCCTGAATACCAACGATGGAGTATGGGCCAGCAACGGGTCGTCGGATTCGCTCCCCCACAAATGCCAAACATTCGTGGTGCGTTGCAACCGGGTCTTATGAGCGAGGCAAATAAGGCTGTTTCTCAGGGACGGTCTGGTGTCGAAAGATTTGCGTCTGCTGGTGTATTTAGACAAAGCTGGAACTCCATTGGAACTGAAGTAAGTCCATGGAAAAAGTGGGCTCAAGACTGGCTAACGTGGAACGATAAACAAAAGGAACTTCCGGTATGAGTAATGAATCAATCGCCGGTGAGTTTGCCGAACTGGACGCCCGAAGAAGCACCAAGCTGACCCGGTGCGAGGAGCTGGCCAAGCTGACTGTCCCCGGCCTGTACCCCAAGTCGGGGTGGACCGAGACGATGGACCTGCCCGACCTGTATTCGTCCATCGCCGCCCGTGGCATCATGTCGCTGGCCAGCCGCATGGTCTCGGCGATCTATCCGCTGAACCAGATGCCGTTCTTCCAGCACGAGATCGACATGGCCATGGTCCCGCAGGGGGCCGACGTCACCCAGCAGATGCAGCTGCTGGCCCGGCTGGACAAGAAGATCATGGAGAAGCTGCAGAACTCCAATCTTCGTCAGGAACTGTACGTCCTGATGCAGCACCTGATCACCTTGGGCGACGCCCTGTGGTACCAGTCAGACGACTACACGTTCCGGGTATACCGGGTGGACCAGTACGTCGTCGTCCGGTATCCAGACGGTTCGATCAAGAAGATCATCGTCCGGGACTGGATCGACCCCAAGGCCATCCCCGAGAACTGGACCGGATATCCCACGACCGGTCAGACCACCAACTCCGGCTACCTACTTCAGGGACCGGTGTCGAACTTCGAGCCGTGCTACACGGAGATCGAGTGGGACTCCGAGGAAGAGAAGTGGGAGGTCGAGAAGGAGTTCCGGGGAGTCACCGTCGAGGAGGGTGAGTACGAGGTCTGCCCGTATACCCCGCAGGTGTGGAGCCGGATCGCCGGTGAGGACTATGGCCGTGCTCTGGTCGAGGAGCACATCGGGGATATCCGGTCGATGGAAGCCCTGTCCAAGGCGACCATCGAGATGGCTGCCGCATCCTCGGAGTTCCGCATCGGCGTCGATCCCACCGGGATCACCGAGATCTCGGACCTGGTGGACAGCGTCAACGGCGACTTCGTTGCCGCCCGGAATACCGACATCTTCACCGTGCAGCTGGCCCGCCAGCCGGACATGGGTCCGGTGGTCATGGCCCGGCAGGAACTGGCTGCGAATCTTGGAAGAACTTTCCTGCTGCAGTCGGCTGTCCAGCCCACCGGGGACCGGGTGACTGCCACCCAGATCCGTGAGATCGCCCAAGAACTGGATCAGGCACTGGGCGGTATCTTCTCCGGCATCAGCCGGGACATCCAGATCCCCATTGTCCGCCGTACGATGTTCCTGCTGGCCAAGGACAAGCTGATCCCCAAGGAGATCATGAAGCTGACCGGTCCCGGCGGCATCCTGAGCATGAAGGTCCGTACCGGCCTTGAGGCCCTGAACCGCGAGGTCCAGAACAGCCAGCTGGTCCAGTGGGCTCAGGTCGTCGGGCAGATCCCCAACGCCATGCAGGCTGTCAACTGGGACAACTGGCTTATCCGATTCACGACCTCGTTCGGCATGGACGTCGCCGGCTTGGTCAAGACCCCCGAGCAACTCGCTCAGGAACAACAGGCTATGATGCAGCAGCAGGCCGAGATGCAGGCCAATCAGCAGACTATCCAGTCCGCCGGACGGATTGCTGAGGAACAGGCTGTTGCAGGAACCATGGAATGAACGAAACCAAGACCGAACAACCCATTGACGAAACCAGTACGCCCGAACAGGTCGAGGCGTACGAGATGAAGCGGGCCGAGGAATGGGCCAAGGCGAACCCCAATGAGCTGCCCCCGCAGTTCAAGGGCGACCCCGTCAAGTTCCTGGAGTCCTACAAGAATCTCCGTGGCGAGCTTACGCGGCTCCAGCAGGCTGCCAAGGGTACCAAGGCACCCGAGGCCGCCCCCAAGTCCGAAGCCCCTGTGGAGCCCGTAGCGGCCCTGCAGGTGCCCAAGGATGTCGAGCCCAACCCTGCCGAGTGGATGAAAATCAACTCAGAACTTCTTACAAACGGCGACCTGAGTGCCGAAACACGTACGAAGATCCAGAAACGCTTTGGGCTGCCCGACGAGATCCTGAACGGGTACGTCACCGGCTTCCGTGCGAAGCAGGCCGAGGTCGCCCGTACCGCCGCACAGGCGGTCGGCGGTGAAACGGTCTTGCGGGACATCATCGACTGGTCTTCGAAGAACCTGCCCGAGGCCGAGCGTTCCATGATAAACGCAGCGTTGAATACACCGGGCTGGCAGACCATCCTGATGGGCCTGAAGGCCCGCATGGAGGAGTCGAACCCGGCCCGCAAGGAGCCCCGAGAGCTGCCCAAGGACTCGCTTGGCCGGTCCCTGCCGACCGTCGCCAAGCCCTTTGCGAACCCCAAGGAGATGTCCTTGGCGATCCGAGATCCCCGATATGGAGTGGACCCCGACTACACCGCGTTGGTGCAGGAGCGGGTCCGCATGAACACGAGGTAAGCACATGAAGAACCCCAGTTGGCGTACCACGACCCTTGGCATCATCACCATCATCACGGCCATCACCGGCGTGGTCCAGTCGCTCATCGACAACGACCCCGCCACCAACCCCGACTTCACCGTCGCCGTGGCTGCCGTCATCTCGGGCATCGGCCTGATCTTCGCCAAGGACGCCAAGGTCACGGGACTGCCCAAGGAATGACATGGACTTCGCTACGGCTTTGGCTGCTATCATCGCGGCTATACTCACTGTTGTGTGGGATAAGCTCGTGGATGCAAAGATCATCGTTCCTGATTCCGGTCGCCATCGTGCTGGCGTCCGCCGGTACATTGACCGGATGCGTCAAAAACCGGGTGTTCCCGGTGGCGGGGAATCCGGTACTGATCTTGGAGGGACGCGGTAGCGTAAAGGTCGCCGCGTACGACGAGAAGACCAAGACTTTCTACACCCTGGGATGGTTCGACTCGGCCGGGTTGGCCGGTAAGACCGTCTCTGATTATGACTGGAGCTCAGATGCCGAAGGTAGGTAACAAGGAATTCCCGTACACCGCTGGCGGGAAGAAGGCGGCCGAGGCTGCCAAGAAGAAGATGAAGAAGAAGATGGGCAAGAAGAAGTGACCGTCTGATTGTCGGTTTCATCACCGTCCAATTGAAGGATGTGATCTAATCTGGACAACGCCCGCCTAACGGCGGGCTTGTTCATTTCCAAGCGGACCCCGCAGACCCCGATGTTCGGGACAATCAGGTACGGGACAATCTAGCAAGGAGCGTGTAATCCCCCTTTAGGAAAGAACAATGTCTTACAGCAATCCGATTCGTTTTGGTACGAACTCGGGGCTCGCGATTGCAGATCAGCTTTCGAGCAATCTGTGGCTCCCTGTGTACGGTGGCGAAGTCCTTGCGGCCTTCGACACCACCCTGAACTTTGCCGGTAAGGTCAAGATGCGCAGCATCGAGTCCGGCACCACCGCCAAGTTCCCGGTGACGTGGAAGATCGGCTCCGAGTACCACGAGGTGGGCTCTGAGCTTCTCGGCCTTGACTCGCCGATGCGCGAGGCGAGCATCTCGCTCGACGATCGTCCCCTCGTGTCGCACTTCGAGCTCGATGACATCGACGTGGCCATGGCTCACTTCGAGTACCGGGCCGAGATGGCGGCCCAGACCGGCAAGGAACTTGCCAAGCAGCTCGACAAGCGGATCGCCTGCCTGATCGCCAAGGCGGCGACGGACAGCACCGCTGGCAATGCTGGCGGCACTCCGTTCCCGGCCCTTCTTGGTACGAGCGGCGTTGTCACCAACGGCTCGCTCGATGAGTACAACGATACCGGCGCGACGGCTCTTCTCAATGAGCTTGAAGCCCTGGCTATCGCCATGGATAACCGTGACATTCCCACCGACCAGCGGTACGTCATGGTTCTCCCCGGCCTGTGGTACGCCCTTCGTAACCTTGGTGTTCCGTTTGCTGCTTCGACCACCTATACCGTCACCGGTGGTGGTGCTCTTCCGCAGAACGCCTACTTCGGTCAGCCGAACGGCGCGATGGGCTACGACCAGTCGCTCACCCACCTCGGCTTCCAGATCTTCCGAAGCGTGAATGCGCCGTGGGGTACTAACGTGACCGGCGTTCCGGCCAAGTACACCTACGACTTCACCAACGTTCGCGGACTTGTCTGGCATCCCGACTGCTGCGGCGTCGTCCAGAAGATCGGCATCTCGACCGAGATGGAGCGTGACGTTCGTCGTCAGAGCGACTTCATGGTCGCCAAGATGCTGACCGGCGGCGGCACCCTGCGTCCCTACTGCGCTTGCGTTCTCAAGGACGCCTAATTAGAAAGGAAACAAGATCATGTCTGCTAACGGACTCACTACTATCTACAACAATCAAGAAGGCTCGGGCTGGCACAAGCTCACCCTCAGCGACTCTAGCGCTGCTACGGTTGATTTTCCCTCCCATTGGGACAACGATCAGAGCGGCTTCTTCGAGTTCATGGTTCTTCAGGGAACCGGTGCTGCTCAGTTCGTGTTCTACAGCTCTTCTGTTGTTACTGAAATCCCGATCCGGGTGATTGCCGACATCAGTGCGGCGACCGGCGCTACCGCCGGTGCCAACGTTCCTCGCATGGTTCCCGCCCTGCTTGGTACTACCGCCGTTGCCACCGCAAGCACGTTCTATCTGCAGAAGAACAATACGAACGGTCGTCTTCGTCTTCTCCAGACCTCGGATGCGACCCGCCATTCCGCGACCGTGTACGTTCGTCGGTATCAGGTCGTCTGATAGACATTTCATCCTCTCGGACCCCCACGGGGAAACTCGTGGGGGTCTTTTACCATGGGCGCACTAAGCAAACTAGAGGCCGTCAACCGCATTCTCCGGTTCGCCGGGGAATACCCCGTCTCGTCGCTCAGTTCCTCGGGGCTGAACGACACGCTGGTAGCTGAACGCATCCTCGATGAGGCTACGCTCCACTACCAGCTGCCGGGGCTCAACTTCAACACCGTGACCAAGACCCTGACCCCGGACGTCGAGGGAAAGATCTACATCCCCGACGACACCATCTGGGTGGACAGCACCGGTACGAACCTGAACAAGAACCTGGTCCAGAAGGGCCGCAGCCCGACGTATCTCTTCGATGCCGATGAGAATACGGACGTGTTTAGCGACTCGGTCAAGGTAAAGATCGTTTCCAAGACCCCCTTCGAGGAGCTGCCCACGGCTGACCAGTTCGCCGTGACCGATGCCGCCGCCCGGACCTACCAGATGACCGTGGTGGGCGACGTCAATCAGGACGCCATGATCAACGAGCAGTACATGATGAGCCGAATCCAGGCACGGGCTGCCGACATCCGCAGCCGGGACTGGAACTTCACGAGCAATCTCAGGTCGTATTGGCCGCAGTCTGCCGCCAAGCGACGTTTCAACGCGGACTAACGCATGGCCAAGCGAACCTCGACCGTGACGCGGATTCCCGTTCCGAACATGCTGGGTGGGGTATCGCGTCTTCCCCCTGCCCTGCGGGCTCCCAACTCCCTTGAGGAGGCGGTGAACGTCACCAGCCACTTTGCCCGTGGTCTTGAGAAGCGTCCCGGTACCGAGTACATCGCCCCCGACAAGGACCAGAACAACAACAGCGGGCTGGCCGTAGGGACGACCGCTCGATCATCGTCCAGTAACTTCTACCACTGGGTGGATCGTGATTCGGACGAGAAGTACCTGATGATCTTCTCTCCGGATCAGCACGCTACCCCAGCCAGCCGTGATCCCATCCAGATCTTCAACGTCACGGACAGCACCAACGCTAACCTGTGCTCCGTGTCGTGGGAAGCTGGTAAGGAAGCTGATCTCAAGACGTACCTGACCCACCTCGATAGCGGTAACTTCGGCCTGAAGGCCATCAGCTACGAGGACACCACCATCGTGGTGAACCTGAACAAGGCGACTGCCCTGCTGTCGGCCAATCCGGGGCCGTATCTAGATCCGCTGAGTACCGGAACCAACGTCGAACTGTACTCAAACGGACACCACCGGGCTACGGTCTTTGGCGAGCCCGCCGGTGGTCCGGCTTCGGGTGGTTTCCCCCAGCCGCCCGCATTGGCTGATATAAACACCTACTGGTACGCCCGCATTAGCGACGGCGGGTTCCCATCGGGCTGGTACAAGGCCACCTCGGAAACCGAATGGCCTTGGTACACCCGGCAGGCGACTCCGTTTGCCAACTCCCGGTTCGACAAGACCTCAATGCCGATCCGAATCAGGAACACCGGCAAGGACACCTTTGTCGTCGAGCAGATCCCGTGGACCGACCGGCTGTCCGGCAACCCCGCCCTGAACCCCGCTCCCACCTTTGTCGGCAAGAAGATCACCGATCTGGCCCTGCACCGTGGTCGCCTGTGGATCGCGGCAGGCGAGCAGCTCGTGGGCTCCCGGACCAACGATCTGTTCAACTTCTGGGTCGATGACTACCAGGTTCTTCGGGACGACGATCCCGTGGACATCACGGTCGGCACCGGCAGGGTCAGCATCATCAGCCATCTGGTGTCGTTCGCCAAGGCACTGGTCGTGTTCACCGACACGGACCAGCAGTTCGAGGTCCGGGGAGAGCCGATCATCAGCCCCACCAACGTGGCCCTGCTGCCGACGACCAACTACGGCGTGGCGTCCTGCAAGCCAGTGACGACCAACCGGCAGATGTACGCCCCGGTGACCAAGGGCACGGCTACTCAGGTTCATGAGTATTATTACGACGAGCAGGCGGCCAACAACATCTCGGTGGACATTGCCGCCCCGGTCGAGGGCTGGATGCCGCCGGACATCAGACAAATTGTCGCATCGAAGACGGGCGATGCCCTGTTCCTGAGGTCGCAGTTCAACGGCCACACGACCAGCATCTACCTGAACTTCATGCTGTGGAACGGGAACGAGAAGGCCCAGTCGGCGTGGAACAAGTGGACCTTTGAGTCGGATAGCGTCATCCAGTCGATTCAGGTGTTCAACGACTACCTGTACATTCTGTTCAAGCGAGTCATTCCAAATAATCTGTTCAGTCCTGCGGCAAATGGCTACGAGACAGATCAGTTCTGGGTCGAGCGAGTCCGCATTCGCAACCTAGACAACGTCTACATCAACGACGCCACGACCGAACTACTCTTCGAGCCCCGGCTGGATCGGCAGTACTCAATCCTGATGACGTCGGCAAACACGACCTATGCCGAGTACGATCCCGATACGATGACCACCACCCTGAAGCTGCCGTGGTACGACTACCGGTATCACCAACAGGGTACGGAGTTGAATCGAGATACCACGGACTCGCCCTGCAACGTGATCATCAAACTGGATCAAAGCAAAGGCAAGCTTGGCACCATTGCCGGTACGGTATTCGTGCCCAAGCTGGCCAAGGTCACGACTGTCCTTGTAAGCGGGACGACCAGATGGACTCACATCACGATTCCCGGCCAGTTTGACCAAGACACCATCTTCGTGGTCGGCCGTCCCTATACCGGCTCCGCCACCCTGAGCGACGTCTACCTGCGGGACGAGCAGAACACCCCGGTCATCGGCACCCTGCAGCTGAAGCAGCTGTCGGTCGCCCACAACGACACCGGG